GGGGTATAACTAAAATGGAATTGTTGAAACAATGAGTATAAGACAAGACATTTATACAATATTATCAACTCTACCATATCAAGTATTTCAATCAAGGATTGATCCATTTGATAATCTTTCAGAATTACCTGGAATATCAGTTCAATATTCAACAATAGATCGTAAATTAATTTCATTCAACATGTATGAAGCTACTTACAAAGTATCAATATTTGTTGGATTAGCAAAAACTGATGGATATGATGAAGCATTGGATTTAGTTAATGATGCAATATTAACAACTCTATTAACTGATGCATCATGGGTTGCTAAGTTTGAAAAAATACCAACCATTAATACAGTATATCTGTATGAAGAGGGTGGACAACAACACTTGGCAAAATCAAGAATCGATTTAACATTAATTGTTTCTGAACCATGGGAACCTAATTTACAACATACTTTGGATAGTTTGAATGTCAAAATTGATTTCATCAAACCATATGATCTAAATTTGGCAAGTATTGGTCCTGATGGAAGATTGGAAGCTAATTATATTATCAACACATAATATAAATAACAGTATAACGGATTATACAAATGAAATTGACACCAACAAACAAAGAAATTGAACCTGGATTAATAACTAAAGTATTTGATCCGCAAACTAAAAAGGCACTTGCAAACGATGCTGTAATTGAATTGGATGAATTACCATTTGAAGTTCAACAGTATTATCAACGAGTATTAGCTGATGGCGATTTGAAAGAATTCATAGAACCAGCAGTAGTAAAAAAATCAGACAAAATTAAGGATTAATATATGTCTATATCTTTCAATTATATCTCAAGTGCTTTACGCACTCCGGGTGTATATGCCGAAATTTCAAATGTTAGAGCTGGTTATTTTCTACCTGCTGCTAGAGCGTTGATAATCGGTCAATCAATTAATAGTGTTACTGAAACCCCTGTTATTGTACCAAGTGCAGATTGGGCAAAGTCCACTTTTGGTGCTGGTTCACAATTGGCACGTTTGGTAACAATATTCAGAGCCAATAACCCAGATACTGAACTATTTGTATTACCATTAAACGATGCAGTAGGTTCTGCAGCAGCTACTGCTACAGTGACTATAACCGGTCCTGCAACTGCCAATGGTACCATTGCATTGTATGTTGGTGGTGATTTAGTAAATGTTCCAGTAATATCTGGAGATACTGCAACAGCTATTGGTGATAGTTTAGTAGCAGCATTAACTGCAAATCCTGAATATCTAGTATCAGGTTCTAATGCTTCAGGTGTAGTAACTCTAACAGCCAAAAATAAAGGCACTGTTGCTAATTATACTCCGATTGTTTTAAATTATCGTGGTGTATTATCCAATGAAAAAATTCCTTCTGGTGTAACAGTAACATTAAGTTCATCAACATTAACTGGTGGTGCAACTGACCCATTACTATCAACTAAATTATCAGCTATTGGTTCACAACCATTCGATGCATTTGTTCATCCTTATGCAGATACTACCAATATTGCAGCATTTACTGCATTTTTGAATGATAGCAGTGGACGTTGGTCACCTACTGTTGCTCTTGATGGTCATGCATTTACTGCTAGACCTGGAACACTATCAGCACTACAAACTGTTGGACAATCTTTAAATGATCAACATCAGACGTTGATTGGATATGAAGTTGGAGTTCCTGATCCTAGTATTGATGTATTAGCAGCATATGCTGGACAAGCTATTAGAAGTTTAGCAATAGACAGCGCCAGACCGCTACAGACGCTTCCATTAATTGGTGTGAATGCTCCAGTAGAATCTGCTAGATTCTCACAACAAAACAGAAACTCATTATTATATTCTGGTGTTGCAACTGTTCAATATTTAAGTGGTTCTCCAGCAATTGAAAGGTCTGTAACTACATATCAAAAGAACAGTTTTGGACAATCTGACCCTTCAGAATTGGATATTGAAACCTTATTCACATTGTCTTATATTAAAAAAAGTGCAACTTATAGATTAACCCAGAAGTTTCCACGTTCTAAATTGGCTGCTAATGGTACAAAATTCGGACAGGGACAAGCGATTGTTACACCTAATGATGTACGTGCTGAACTTTGTGCGTGGTACGGGGAATTGGAAGAGTTGGGATTGGTTCAGAACCTAGAAGGGTTTAAACAAAATACAATTGTAGAGCTGGACAATGACCCAAGCCGATTGAATATACTGCTTGCCCCTAGTTTAGTAAATGGACTAAGGGTGACTGCAATAAAAATTGAGTTTGCTCTGAAATAATAAAAGGAATTAATCATGTCAACAAAAATATTAAAAGGGACTGCCCACTTCAAAATTCAAGGTACTAATTATGATTCACCAGTTGATGGTGGATTTGATATTACATACTATGGTGGTCAGAAATACGAGGCTGAGAAAACGGCAAATGGAAATACTGCAATAACATCCAAACAAATATTGGATCAAGTTTCAGGTGATTTATATTTGTATGATTCAACATTTGACCCAACTCCATTAGTTTCTGCAACTGATGTTACTATTACTATCCAATTAGTTAATGGTTCTGTATTTGTATTGAGAAATGCCGTGTATACCGGTGAAGGCAAGTTCAGCACTAAAGAAGGTACTTTTGCAATTCAGTTCGATGGAAATGGAACCTGGATGATATAACAAATTATATAAAATAATATAATGAAATAATGGGGCTATCATGGCCCCATTTTTTTGATAAATACAAAATATATTTCAAATGGAGAATAAAAGATGAATGAAATAACCTTAGATAAACCAATTTTAGTTGATGGTGAATCAACCTATAAATTAAAAGTTACCCCTGCAACATTCAAAGACTTTGTTGCATTTTCAAAACCAATAGCTGAAAAAGATCCATTCAGTAAATCATTAAATGTATTGTGGAGAAATCCAACAGAATTTGAAGTATCGTTAAGGATGATTGAAAAGATGGCTAATTTATCACCGATGGATACAGCATTATTGAGCATGGAAACAGCTATGACAATAGTGGAGAAATTAACCCCTTTTATGGGTTCCCTGCCGGAAGTGATGACAGGGACCACCAGCGCATAATAGATACATGTTTTGATATTGCTAGATTTTGGAGATGGTCAAAAACTGATTTGATGGATGCAACAGCAGATGAACTAGAAATGTTTCTTGAACATGCTGAAAGGATATATGAAAAAGAAAAAAAAGGATAATTAAGAATGGCGTTACAATTTTCAGTCAGTGCTGTTTTCAGAGCAGTGAACCAATTTACTGCTCCAGTCAGTCAAATGACCCAAACATTATCAAGGTTTGCACAATCAACAAGACAATCTGCAAATACTGCTAATTCTGCATTATCATCCACTGGTAATGCAGCACAGAATACCGCTAACAGATTAAGATCATTAAACAGTGTAAACTTTAATTCACTGAATTTTAAGTTAAAAAACTTACAGGGACATATTAAAGATGCTGCAAGTAGTTTGAATAATGTCGGTAATATGGCAATGGGCGCTGGAGCTGCCGGTATTGGTGCTGGTTATGCTGCATTCAAATCATTAGATCCTGTTAGAGAATATGAAAGTGCTAGAAACAGTTTAGGTGGTCAATATGCTAAACCTGGAGCATCAAAAGAAGAAATATATGCTGAAGGTGATAAACAATATGAAATAACCAAACAAATGGCATTGAATTTACCGGGTGAAGTCAAAGATTTTGCTAATGCAAGAAGAATGACAAAAAACTTTGGTGTTGAAGGTGATGAAAATCTGATGAAAGGATTTACAAACCTTACTGGTGCAGCTGGTATAAATTTTGATAGAGAATTTGTCCAAGGACTTCAACAAGGTGCATCAGGAAATGATGTAGATATATTGAAAGGATTGGGTATCAAATTTGGTTCTAAAGGTGGTCACACACAAATTCATAATTTATCAACTGGTAGTGAAGAAACGTTCAAAACTCCAGGCGATGTAATCAAATACTTATCCAAACTGGGCAACACCAAATACAAAGGTGGAACTGAACGTGCAATGGAAAGTTCAGCTGGTAAAGAATCTAATGTTCAAGACGCATTCAATGCCAATATGGTATCGATGTGGAAAGATACCGGAGCACTTGATGTATATAAATCAAAATTAGATGAACTTACTGAAAGTATTAAAACCATGTCTGGTATTGTTAAACCAATTGTTACCGATTTTGCTACTTGGTCAAAAGAAAATAAATCATTATTCAATATGATAG